CATGCCAAAATGCGGGGCCGTCATGGTGACGCTCCTGTTTCAGGTTGAACGGTTGTGGATGAACGTGTGCAGACTGGACGGGCAAGATGCCTGGCAAGCGCCTTCGCCGTCAGGCGGAGAATGCCGTGTCGATCTCGGCGGTCGTGGTGACGGTGCCGTCGGCGATGGCCGCCAGCACCTGCGCCTCGATGGCGAAGCATTCTGCGACATGCGCCAGAACCGCGTCCGAGATGGCGATGATGGTGGCGGCGTCCAGCGTGACGAAGCTGTTGTCGGCCATCTTCCATTCCGTCGTGAAGTCCGGGTCGGCCGCTGCCGCCGCACGCGCGCCGATGATCATCATCTTGGACCGGTCATCGGTCGCGACCGTGAAGCCGCCGAACTGGAGGCCGCCCGTCTCCCGCCGCCAGCGGGCGTCGGCGGCATAGGCAATCAGGTCGACGGGCTCCGGCTCCGGCTCGGGCGGGACGTGGACGACGAGGCTGTAGCCGTCCTCGTTGCTCCAGCCTTCCACCGCCGGCGACAGCACGTCGCCATTGGGCAGCGTCAGCCAGCCGCCCTCATAGGCGATGCCGATGACATCGCCGTCGTGTCTCAACTCAAGCTGCCGCATGGCCGACCTCCTTTGCCACGGCGATGAACTGTTTTGCGGTCTCGCGATCGTCGCCGACGTCGCGCCACGAAACCGTGATAGAAGGCACGTCTACCCGCTCGTAGCCGCGCTTGAGGAAGTATCCGAGCGGGGGCCTGTAACCTTCCGATGCCCTGGGATCGTCGGCCGGCCGCTCAAGGATCATGTTGACCCACCCGTCCATCCCCGCAGCGCGGGCGGCCTCGTCGATCCGCCGTCCCATCGCCGCCGCGACGCCGAGGGCCCGGTAGGTGGGGTCGATCAGGACGTAGCTGCCGAGCCCCCAGCGCTGCGGGGAGCGTCCATGCCGGGCCAGCCAGTCGCCGTAACGGTCGATGGCCAGGGGCGTAAGCGGCTGGATGATGCTGGCCCCGACGATCCTGTCGCCGACGAGCCCGGCGACGATCAGGACGCCTGGGTCCATGCAGAGGCTCCGCATGGTCTGCAAGGCGGCCTTGCCGTCCACCGCCCGGAGATAAGGCCAGGCGCGATAATCCCTGACCAGCAGATCGGCGAGATGGCGTGCATGGGCGACCCGTCCGCGCGGCGGCAGCGTCTCGATGCGCAGGGAGGTCAGTTCCGTGGCGATCAAGTCCATGACAGCACCACCCTTCCAACAGCACCAGCGCCGCCGTTACTGCTACCGTCTCCACCCACGCCGACTACAGCCGCCAGAGTCGCGCCGGGCGCGGGCGCACCGCTGCCTCCCGCGAGGTATGTTTTGGTCAGATAGGCTCCCGACCCGCCACCGCCATAGCCGTAATGGACCCAATAGTAGTATGGGGTTTTGTCATTCCACCCTTGTTCCTGCCAGGACGCGCAGCCGCCGCTTCCGCCAGCCCCCGGCGCAGAGCCGGGATTTCCGGAAGCGCTTGTGCTGGAAGCACCGCCCGCGCCGCCGGCAGGTCCTGGATTATCACCGCCCTTGCCGCTGTTCAGCGTGCCCGTTCCGTTCGCCCCGGCGTTGCCGTTGCTGCTCCCGGCGTCGCCGCCCGATTGCGTTCCGCCTGAT